GCGCCCGGATAGCTCACCTGAACAGCCGAGCCGTCCGACAGGAACACCGCGACGTACTGGCCGTTGCCGATGTTGTAGAAGAAAAAATAAACGATGGTGACGCCGGGCATGCACGTGAAGAACGGCACGCCCGCGTCCCACAAGGTGCGCATGTTGCCGTCGCCGATCTTCAGGAAGTTCTCCAGCCAGAAGAATTCCTTGTCGTCCATCGCGATGCGCGAGGCAGACTGGTTGACGCCGGCGAACGGGAAGGCGGAGTAGACTTTCCACCCGTCCGGGATGCCGAGTTGCTGGCGGGAGGCTTTGGAGCCGCTCACCGATCAGCCCCACGTCGTCCAGTCATCGTACATCGCCGGATTGCGCGACCGGCCCGTCGCCGAACCGGACTTCACCATCGACGACCAGTATTCCTTCTCCATGATCTGCGCTTGCGTGAAGTCGCGCTTGGCGAGCGCCGCCTGCCGGGCAGCCCAGTATTTCACGGCACCATCGAACGGCGCAGGAATGGCCTCGTAATCGTCGTTCGTGTTGAGCGGCTTGGGCAACAGCGTCGCGTCCCATTCCATTTCGGTGGCGATGGAAGGCGCGGGCCACAGCCAGATGCGGTTGTTTTCGCCGACGCCGCTGTCCGACCATGCGTAAGGGTAGGAGAAGATGCCGACATTGTACGACCGCGCGTACGCCTGCAACTGGTCCCACGGCAGCCAGTTCAGCGTCGGCCGGATCGCGCCGCCCCATGAGACCGACACGTTCTGCACGTCCACGATCGCCCGGCAGCCGCGGTTCTGCGCCCGCGCCACGACGTTGCCGTAGGCGTAGGCATACACCTCCTGCCCGCCGATCGTCTGGAATGTCGTGGTCGAAGTCTGCCCGCCCACCGCACCGCCCGGAACCGCCGTGCCGGGGGTGGCCGCGACGCCGAACGGCGCCTGCCCGGCCACCAGGGCGCGCAGACACCCGCTGTCCTGCGCCACACGGTCGCGCGCCTGATTGATCCATCGGGTAAGCTGTTGGACCGGCGTGAACAGGTTGTTGTTATCGTGCAGCAACCATGCGGAATCGTTGATGTAGTCGGCCAGGGTGGTCACGACACCTCCGTCAGCGGGGCGTCATGCCCTCCCGGCCCCGTTCATTCGTTGCTAAAATGCCTGCACGAAACTCGTGTCGGTGAACCCGCCCATCGTCACGCCGAGCACGCCGACCGTGGTGGCGACCGCGAGCGGCTGGCGCACCACGGCCTGCGACGGGATGCCGTAGTACACGCCGCCGTCGATGGTCACGCCGCCGGTGGCGGTGAGGCCGCCGGTCGAGTTGGTCGCAACCCAGATTTCCGCCATGCGCTGACGCACGAGGCTGAGGCCGATGTCGATGCCGGCGGTGTTCGCGGCAGCAGTCGGCGGAGCGGGACCGACCCACGACGCGGAAATGAAGCCGCTGTTACCGTAGCCGGCGCCTGCCGTGGTCACGCTGTAGGTCTGCACGCCCCAGTTCATCAGCACGGTCGCGGCGGCCGAGCCGGAGCCGAAGGTCAGCGTCGGGATGGTGCCCGAGGTGATCGGGCTGCCGTGGTCGAGCACAAGCGCGCCAACCACGGTCTGCGAGTTGGCGAGCGTCAGCACGGCTGTGGCACCGGCGCCGGTCGTGTCGCGCGAGTCGTTGACCAGGGTGATGTTGGGCGTGCCGCCCGAGTATCCGCCGCCCTGGTTCTGGATCGTGACGGACGAAACCGACGTGCCGGAGAGCGTCGCGTAGGCGGTCGCCTGGATGCCGCCGGCGGGCGGCGCGTCGATGATGCAGATCGGCGGATAGACGTAGTTGGTGCCGCCGTACGTCACCGTCACGGTGGACGAGACGTTCGGCCCCATGACGGCGACCCACTTCGATCCGCCGGCCGAGGCGACGATGGTGGGGGTCGTGGTGTACGCGGAGCCGGCCGTCGTGACGACGGCACCGATCGGGCAGCCGGACTGGTTGGCAAGGCGCACGTTCACGCCGTCGGAGTAGAAGTACCGCTCCCCGTTGCTGTCGTCACCGATGCCGCGCCAGATGCCGGTGATCGGGTCGAGTGTCTGGATCGAGGTGTAGCGGCCCGGCTTGGTATAGAACCAGCCGGCCTTGCCCACACCCTGTCCGGGCACAGACGGGTTGGTCTGGTTGTTCGGATACCAGACCTCGCCGGCCGCGAGGGTGACGAGGTTGGTAGTGCCGCCCTTGAGGGTGAGGCCGACGCCGGCGCCGCCGAAAACGGGCATGGTGCTTGGTCCTTACAACTGGGCCGGGAGCAGAAAAACAGTGGTGTTCGCGCCGCCCATCGTCAGCGAAAGCACCGCCGCGGTCGAGATCAGGCCGGCGCCCATGATGACCGGCGACGGAATGCCCTGGTAGCGCCCGCCGTCGATGATGCCGGGCGTGGTCAGGCCGCCCGCAGCGCCGGTCGTCACGTCGATCACGGCCTGCCGCCAGCGCGAGAGGCCGGTCGAATTGAACCCGCCGAGATAGGCCGGCGTCGTGGTGACGTAGCCGCCCGCGCCGCTCGCCGTGACCGCGGCCGAATTGCCGTAGCCAGCGCCCGCGGTTGTGACGGTGGTGGACACGACGGACCAGTCCATGACGGCGGTCGCAACCGCGCCTGACCCGCCGCCGCCGGAAAACGAGATGGTCGGCACCGTGCCGGACGTGATCGGGTTGCCGTGGTTCGTCACCAGGAGCTGCGGGACCGTCTGCGCGTTGGCGAGCGCCACCGCCACCTGCGCGCCGGAGCCTGCGGTGTCGCGCGGGTCGTTGAGCACGACCACGTTCGGCGGATAGACGTAGCCCGCGCCCTGGTCGGTGATCGTGGCGGTCGAGATCGACCCGCCCGATCCGCTGATCGTGGTCACGCCGCCGGCCTGCCCGCCCTGCGAAGGGGGCTGCTCGATCCACAGGATCGGCGGGTACAGATAGCCGGAGCCGCCCGCAAGGATGGTGGTGGCGGTCGAGATGTTGCTGCCGACGATCGCGGTCAGCGATGCCGAGCCGGCACTGATCGTGACGGTCGGCGCCGAGGTGTAGCCGGAGCCGGCGGTGGTGACGACGGCACCGACGACGCACCCCGTCGTGTTGGCGACGCGGGTCGTGAGACCGTCGAAATAGACCAGCCGCACCGGGCGGCCATCGTCGCCACAGAAGCGCCAGACCTGACCGATCGAGTCGTAGCGCTGCAAGTTCGCGTACAGCCCGCCGCCGAACCAGTACCAGCCGGCGGGCGGCACGAAGCACTGACCCGCCGAGAGCGTGAGCGCGCCGGACGGAAGTTTCGGTGCGTCCTGTTGAAAAAGACCGGGCATCGCTCAGGCCCTCACAGCACCGCCGGCGGGCCGGGCACGTTCGGCCACGCCGAGCCGGTGATGCCCGTCACCCACGCGCCGGAACTCGGCTTGGAACACACGAGGTCGAGGCAGGTGATGAGCACGCCGATGTCGGCGATCTGGCCCTGCGGGATGGCCGACTGGAACCCGGAGAACACGAATGGTGCGGCTTCGGACAGATACATCGCGATGTAGCGGCTGTTGCCGACGAACATCTGGCCGCGCGGGCAGAACGGGTCCGGGAAGATCGGCGTGTCGAGCACGCGGATCGCGCGGAACCCGGCGTTGACCACATCGCCCTTGCCGTAGATGCTGCGCGGCGATGTCTGGTACTGCTCCAGGCCCATGAAATCCTGCATGAGCGTGGTCCAGTCGGCCGGGTTCATCACGGCCCAGTCGGGCGCCTCGCCGCCCGCGCCGGTCTGGATGCGCATGATGAGCGTCGCCATGCCCATGCGCGAGGACACCGACGACTGGCCCGCCATGTTCGGGTAGTACTGGCCCTGCCAGTAGGAGTTGGTGCGGGCGATGCCGCCGTAGCTCGTCGTGTTGGTGCCGTTGTCGTACGCCTGCGCGAGACTGTCGAGCGCGAGCGCGTTGGCCGAGTTGTTGCTGTACAGCGCCTGCGCGATGGCCTGCTTGATGACGACCGCCGCGTCCGACGTGACCGCGCGCAGCTTCGGAATGATGACTTCCGAGGACTGGACGATCGCTTCCATCCCGAAGAAGCCGATCGGCACCATGCCGAGCTTGAGGTTGAACGCCGCGTCGGTGATCGCGGCCTGATCCTCCGGCATCGGGAAGTCGCCGGCGAAGCTGCCCCACGAGAACGAGACGAACGACGCGCCCTGGATCGGGATGGTGATCTGCGACACGCCGCCCCGCGCACGCTGGGCGTTGCCGAGGAACAGCGACAGCAGCGGGTGCGACTGATAGATCTGGACGTACACGCTCGGAATCACGGCGCGGCGGGTGATCGCGGCCAATTGGTTCCCGAGACTTCCCCCGGGGGTGATTCCACTGTAAATTTGCGTACCCGTAAGCGTTCCGGACATGGGCTATTTCCTTCTCACGCGGCCGACGAGAACTCGGCGAACACCTCGTTCACCACGTCCGCGAAATAGCCCGCTTCGTCGGTGTGCAGCTTTTCCCAGCGATCGTCCCGCGCCGTCGTGCCGAACAGGTTGAACTTGCCGGGCATGAGATTGTTCGCCGGACTGGACGGCGCGGCCTTCGGCAGATTCTCGACGTACAGCGCAGCAGCG